CAGATTGCGAAACTGCCTCACAAATTGCCATGAACTCTGCAAATGTCTTCTTCGTTGCCATTTTAACCAATACTTTTTAGGTATTTATTAAAAAAGACCACCCGAAGGTGGTCTCAAACATTTACCAGTTTTTGGGTGTCACAAAGTTTGCATGAGAGAATACTTCACGATCAACGATCTTATAACTCCCAAACTGATTATGAATTACAAATCCCTCATGAAAACTATCTTCACCATTGATAGAACATTCAATCTCATCCATTTCGTGAATGAACATGAACATGTCTGTCTTGATTGAATACACCAACTTCCACAAACGGATCAGGTTTTTATCACAATCACATTTTTCTGCAATTTCATCTTCATTCACGACCCGTTGCTCCCTGATGCAAGCATTGATCTCCTTTTTGATTTGTGATGCTTTGCGAGCAGTCACAAAGTCACACAGAGTGCTCATTTGCTTGGCAAACTTACACACATCCTCCAAATCTTCACGATAAGGATTCAATTCTACCTGAGGTTGCACAAACAGAACATGTTTGGTGCTTGTGAACTTATTGGTGATTGGATGTGCTTCCATTTCAGGAAGACGATCACCAGTGTAATATGTGTGAGGGCAAATGATAATGTCCTGACGAACTGGAGCAGGAAACTTGTAAGTAATCAGTTGCGGTTTGAATGTGTCAATACCAGCACCGAAACCAATCCAATCACCTTGATAAACATTCTCTGTGCGAGGCAAGAAATCAAGACAATAGATAAGAATCTGTGCTACAGTAGGTTGATGCCCAAAGTGAGTAAAGATGTCTTCCTGATTGTAACAAAGACGAATCTTTTGCTTATTAAATGCTGCTTTGGTACAAACAAAGAACTTACCATTCTCGGGATTAGTTCCCCACACAAGTGCAGGAGCACCATCCATTTTAGTGCTGATGATAGATTCTGGTTCATGAAACCAATCAAGAACAGAAAGATCTCCCGTCAGGATGGTATCTTCAGGATGTTCGATGTGCTTGTTCTGAGTCATGATAGGTTTGCAACAGATCTATTGTAAAACCACCCCAGCACCTTTGAGAACTGGAGTGGTCAGTTTTTAGGGCGTCACTGCTTGACAATCAGAATCTCATGAGATTCTTTCTTGTTATGATCTACACCACGTTCTTTCTTATGCTTACCAACTCTCTTCTCACCTGCTTGATATGAATAATGCCATTCAGGATAATAGAGTTCAAAATCTTTGTAGTATTCACGAATTGTCTCACAATTATTGTAAGATAAAATAAAACTACCTTTATGATTGTGCAGAAGATCCCTCAACTTTTCATGATCAAATCCAGTGTGATGCACATCAATGTTACAGTTGGGATACATTCCCTTCAACATTTTATTATCAGAATCTTTATCCAAATAGTATGGAGGATCAAGATATAATAGATCGTTGGGATAGTTAGGAATAACTTGATCGAAAGTTTGTTCCTCTACATGAAGTTTTGAGTTTCGATAAGACCGAATGTAATGAACCATTTTGTCCCATTTTGTTTGACTTTCATAAATCTTACTCATCCACCCCATATACATCGGACCATAAGAAAGATTATGATTGAAGTAGTAGTATGCAGCAGAAGTGATATTGTCTAACTGAATGGGATCACGTTTGTAGTGATCAGTGCTCCAGTCTTTGAGCATCTCTTGAGTATAATCCCACTGAACTAAAAGTTCTTTAATCTCAGCATACCTTTCTTTGGTAGGTGTCAACTCTTGGAGTTTATCTGCAAACTCGTTCGGAGAACTTAACAGAACATTCCAAAAGTTGACAAGTGCATGGAAAATATCAAATCCATACACATCAATTCCCAATTCAGATGACCATCTCGATTCTAAAGAACCTCCCCCAATAAAGGGGGAGATGATTCGTTCTGGATATGGAAGTTTAGGAATATATTCAGTAATGATTTTGTATGCCTTAGACTTGCCACCAGCATATCTAATTGGTGTCTTCATTGTAGTATGATCTTTGGTTGACAAAGTATGCTCCGCAGAGTCAAGTTGTGTCATTTTTAATGATAAACTATTTTTTGCAGTTTGTCAACTCATGCAGGAATAATTTCTGGATTAAGATTCTCTTTCAGAAATGGATACAATCCAGCAGAACGAACACCATGATTCATGGAACCACATTTTTCTCTTCCACGATTTTCAAGATAAAAAATCTCTTTTTCTTCTGCACGAACACTAATTTTTGCCCCCTCGGTTACATGAATTTTATAATCAGAGTTGACATAAAGATCAATGACATCTTTCATATCATATACGAAAGCATCATAATTATTATCTTCCAGGATTACAAGTTTATTTGCGTCATAGTTATTGCTGAATACATTTTCAAGTACAAATCGAAAATTATCTCTATCCCTCAACCAGTCAGCAACTTTCATACCAGCATTATAGAAAGCATCAAATAAATCTGTATCAACTTTATTGTCATTGGTATATTTGAAATATTTGTGATGATAAGCAGCAAGTTGATATTGATACATCGGACAATCAACACCATAAACAACTTTCGAACGATTCAAACTAGAAAGAAGTAACTGAATGTTATTAGCAGCACCTTTTATAGAATATCGTGCATTACCTTTTATAACATCTGGTTTCTGTTGACCACGCACAACATACTTAATGTCACCAAGACGTTGAGCAAAAATTTCTTCTTTTTTATGCCCCCGAAGTTTTACATTAGATGCCACTTCACGACTTGGAGTATGTCGAGTGCCATCATAACCTTGAATAATTGCCATGATAATAAAATCAGATAACTTCTTTAGTGTTATTTTTGGAACCTTTAGAAACAAGACCATTATCATAAAAATACTTAACCCTTTCACGACGAGCAGCAATCAAGAGATCATATTCTTCTTGTTGCTGTTTAGTAAAAGTGAAATCCTGTTTCCTCCAAGTTTCTTTCAGTTCTCGAATGTGCGGAAGAACATTAACAGTGTCAGTCATTGTTGTTGAGTGATTTGATAAAAATAATTAACCAGATTTCAAGTGCAATCAGCACTATCGCTTCCGTTACTATCGGAGGGAGTGACATTTGGTTTCACATAACGAACATTGTAAGGAGAGTTGAAGAAACGACGGAATGCTGTAGTCACGATGATAAAAGCAGAAACTACTCCCACAAGTCCAAGCAAAGTAGTAGCATCACCAGTAAAATTGTATTGGTCGGGAGTCATTTTTTAATAGGAGGATGAACAGATGAAGGATCGTAAATGCCACCACCTTCACGGTCTTCAAGATACCAAAGAAAAGAAAAGGTGGAGAGAATCACTCCAGCAACGATTATAGTAATCATCAGTAATCAATGTTGGAGTTCAGGTATTCGTTCATGCTGAAGTTGTGTTCTTCTTCAATAAGTTCTGCTAGATCTTGTTCAACAAAATCAAAACCGAAAGATTCTTCAATTTGAATGTCATCAAAGTGATTCATTGGTGTTCCTCAACTGAACAAATGTATAATACATTGAATTGGGGTGCTTGTGGAGAAGTAGTAGACGGTTTCTCAACTGTCTTGAGTTTGTCTTCTCAACTCAATTCTTCTTTTCATTTCCTCTTCCCTTTCTCTTCTAATCTCTTGCTGCCTTTCACTATATTCTTGCTGCCTTTCTTTCATTCTATCTCTTACTTTTTGTGCTCTTTCTTTTGCTTCTCTTCTTCTTGCCTCAAGTCTATCTCTTGGTGCAGATTGTTTTTCCAAGTCACTAAGATCTCTTTGAAGTTGATTTACATCTTCTCCAATTTTTGTAATTTGGTTTGCTACTCGTTTAGCATGTTTCTTTACTTTATTTCCACCACTTTGGTTCAATATGTTCTTGTTGATTTCTTTTTTTGATGGTTTAACTTTTGGTCCGTCATAAGATTGTAGTGTGTAAGTTAGAGTACCACTCGAATCTCTATTCACAGTTCCAGAAACTGCATGTAAAGGAGTTTCTGGTTTCTTACCCTCACAGATTTCGTAGAACTCTCTAAATGTCAGCATTTTTCTTGTTTTTGATTATTTATTTGTTCAACAGGAAAATGATGAGTTCTCATTACTCCATATATGATAAAAAGATTCGTAATCAAATAAGTTGCAAAGATAATAGTTCGAATGATTGCAATTTTATCCGATTCCTTATCACACTTAGATGCCTTCTCCCCTAGGGATTTTGCCCACCATCTCCAAAGTGTTTTAGGTTTCTTCATTATATCGAATGTCAGCAGTTTTCTTGTTGATTTTATGTTTGATGAGATACTTATTGAGATGTGTCTTATCTTGAAAATAACAAACTCTTGGATATTTGCCGTCCTTAAACTCCAACCGAATTGGAAAGGAAAGATAGGGAAAATCTACTGAAGTATTCATAACTTACTCCTTTGGTTTTGGTTCGTTACATTCGTTGCATACAGTTGAATATCCGTGTTTGAACTTTTTAACGACTTGAAAGTTGTCACTGTTCAATGGTTTAGTTATATCGCAATACTGACATTTATATTTACTTGGAGCAGATAGAGTTGTCTTTCGTAACAACAAGTTCTTAATGAGTTTCATTTTTGTCTTGTGACATTCTCATAGTCCATTACTCTACCATACTTGAAGTGAATACGACAACAAGGCCAATCTTCCCACTGTCCACTCCAAATAGCAGGATAAATCTCCACATATTTTGTTAGTGTGTGGACACTATACTTACCATGAACTCCTGTAGGTAACCACTCAAAGTTCAACCAAGCCCTGTCAGGATTATACTTTGGGTGTCCTTCTACATAGATTTCCATAGAAGATGTACCAGTGTAATCACCATACCACAAATAACCTGCTGGGTCTATCCAGTAGTGAGACATTGTGCCACCAATACCATCTTCAATATCTTTCGTTTGACACTCTACATTTGTGAATTGTTCTCCCAAATTGTATGAAGAACGAACATAGTCAAACATCCCCATCGTCTTCCTCCAACTTTTCGTCAAGGTCCACTTCAACATCCTTCAAAAGGTCTTCCAGTTCCTTCATAACATCTTCCATAGGATATGTCTTTACCTTACCTGTGTCAATACCATAAACTATTTGAAGTAGACTTTCTAAGAAGTGTTTGGGATAAATCTCATCTTCCAAACTATCCCAGAAATATAGAATACATTGCTCCAATGGGTCATCAGATGCAAGAAGAGCATACTCTTGGTAATTGTTACCCATCAAGTCAGCCCAATTCTTAAAAGCATACCAACAATTATACCACCCCTGAATGATACAGGAGTGCCAGATATATTCTACCCAAGATAATTTGGTTTTCTTTGTATTGGTTCCAAGAAGAGGTTTACTAAACATATCTGGGTTTCTCCGTATCAAACTGGTAGAACTTAACGTCTTTCATATCAAGACACATTCGCACAGTTTCGTGCTCTCTATGTTCTCTTGCAGTACCTTTATATAGTCCTCTGCGTTGATATGCACAGCACCAGACATTATAAAAGATTTTAGATTTATCAGTCACTGCTCTACGCAAATAATACGTTGTTGATATTGGTCAGGTTCACAGATAGTAACCTTTTTTGATTCTAATGTGCCCAGCTGATAGATGATGATGCACATTTGACCAAACAGAATAATCAGTCCTGCTCTCTTTTTAACTTGTGCGAAATACTTATTCATTTTTATCAAAAGGTGAAGGTCTATTCATCAAATCTATCAGTCCTTGCGATGGTTTAGGAGGACTATTGATTGCTTCCACCAGTTTATCATATGCTTCCTCAGAAACATAAAATGTTGGTGGTCTTTCATCCAATCTCAATCTGCGTTCTGGACTAATCTTTAGATGGTATGGATCATCATAAGGATAGATGTATTCTTGAAACCAACCAATACTCAAACTCTCCCAGAACTCACCATATCCCCATTCATCACCATCATTATAACAGTCAATAATGTAGAGAATGTTGAGGAAACCATCAAGAAAGAGTTCCCATTTTGTTGGTTCTTCAAATCTCACGGCGTTTCATCACTCCAGTAGTATCTCAGTTTATCACCATCTGCAGAAATATTCAAGTGATAGATTTTACCATCCTTACCATAAACACCACACCAGAGTGTGCGTTCATTCATACTTTCAAGATGAAACATCTCCACATCTTTCAGTACAATCTCATCAGGATTTTCGGTAAATCTGCTCATTATGCTACTCCATCAGCACTATCTTTGAACTCTTGTACTCGTTCAAGGTAATCTCTACCCTGCTGATATAATCCTTCAATCAGTGCGTTAATATCATCAGTAGAA